TTTTTGCTTTACCAGCATTAGCACCTGTATTCGCTAGTATTGGTGGTGCTGTTGTAGCTTCTCTTGGAATAACTGCCACAGTTGCTACAGGTACACTAATAGCTATTGGTGTAGCAACAGTTGTAGTTGGTGCTTACGCTGGAAGTCAGTTGCTTGGTGCTATGAAAATGGACTTTCCTGATGATATGTCAGCACAAGCACAATCAGCTTTAGCAAATCAACAAGGCTCAACCAATCCTTTACCTGTTATTTATGGTGAAAGAAGAGTAGGTGGTACACCAATTTTTTATCATGTATCAGGAGATGACAATGAGTTTCTTCATGTGGTGTACGCAATAGCAGAAGGTGAGATTCAAGGTGTAAGCCAAGTCTATTTAAACAACGATGAAGTAAATACTACACCTGATTTATATGATACTTCTTTAACTTCAATTATTAGTGAAGGTGAAACTGCTGGTGTGTTTGGTGGTATAACTACATTTGGCACTGAAAATATTCATAAACCAAAGTATGAAGGCATAGTTAAATATGAAATATACAATGGCACAACAACACAAACAGCAGATCAAGATTTAATTTCAGAAACCAATGGTGCTTGGACATCTTCAGATAGATTACAAGGTGTTGCTTATGCAATTGTAAGGTTCAAGTTTGAACCTGAAGTATTTGGTAATACAGGAATACCACAAGTAAATTTTGATGTTATTGGTAAAAAAACCAGAACATCAACATCAGGTGGTACTGATTATAAAATTTTTAGTGATAATCCAGCAGATTGCATTGAAGATTATTTGACCAATACCATTTATGGTAGATCAATACCAAGTTCACAAATAGATTCGACATCATTTACTACCGCAAGAAATATTTGTGATACTGAAGTCACAGTAGGAGATAAGACACAAAAGAAATATACCTGTAATGGTATTTTAAATACGAATAATAAAGCCTTAGATAATATTGAAAAACTTCTTACATCTTGCAGAGGTTCTTTAGTATTTTCAGGCGGTAAATATAAATTACTAATTGATGATACAGGTACAGCAGTACAAACTTTTGATGAAGATAATATTGTTGGTTCTTTTGAATTATCTTTAGGTGGTAAAGAATACAAAGCAAATAAAGTAAGGGCAAACTTCTTCAACAAGAATCGTGACATGCAAGGTGATTTTGCCATTGTAGAAAGTAGTACATTCAAAACAGAAGATAATGGTTTGAGTCTTGAAAGAGCCATAGAACTTCCATTCACAGATCAAATGGAAAGGGCGCAAATGATTTCTACAATTAACATGAAACAATCAAGACAATCATTGGTCTTTAAATTTACATCAACCATTGTTGGACTCAGGGCAGAAATAGGAGATGTAGTTTTTATCTCATTGGAATCTTTAGGTTGGAATACACTTAATTCTAATCAAGGCAAGAAGTTTAAAATTATGAAACTTGCTATAAAAAATAATGATGAAGTAGATATTACCGCAAGAGAATATGATGATGATGTTTATAACTTTGGCTTGATACAGGCAGAAGATACTACACCAAATACAACCTTACCTAATTTTTCATCTGAAGATAAACCAATAATAACTACACCTTCTGAAGAATTAATAGCGATACCACCAACATTATTTAACAGAGTAACTATCAATTGGACACAACCAAATAAATCTTCTGTTGAATCTTATGAAATAGGTATCAACAGATTAAATTCAGTACGCTTTGCAAATAAAGCTAGTTATGATTTTGAAGGCAGAAGTGTTACCGAAAGTTTTACTATTGATAAATTAGAAGAAGGTCAATACTTTGTAGCTGTAAGAGCAAAAAACAGATTAGGAGTTTATTCTGATTTTGCTACAGAGATATTTGAAGTAAAAGGTTTTTCTACTTTACCAGCAGTAAATACACCAGCAATAAATTTTGTAACAGAAGAATTATTTACTACCACACAAGGTTCAGGTGTAAAAGCAAAAGCAATATTAACTTTTGGAACTTCAGTCAATACAGATTGGGAATCTTTAGGAGTAACTATAGATCATTATGATATTGAATTTAAAAAATCTACAGAAGCATCTTTTCAAGGTGCTGGAACATCACAAGGAACTAATTTTGAATTCTTTGATATTGAACCAGCGTTGTATGAATTTAGAGTAAGAGCAGTAAATACTGTTGGTGTCGCATCAGAATTTTCATCTACTACACAAAGAATCTATGGCCTGACTGCTGTTCCATCAGATGTTAGTAATTTATTTTTAAGAGCAGATTCTAATACCGCTACTTTGAGCTGGACACCTACTACAGACTTAGATGTAAAGATTGGCGGTTTTTATGAGATAAGACATAATTCATTAACATCAGGTGCAGTTTGGGCGCAATCAACTCAAATAGGTGAAGCTGTATCAGGTATTGCAAACTCAACAGAAGTGCCATTGTTAGTTGGTACTTATTTAATAAAAGCTGTTGATTCTACAGGCGTTAAATCTACCAATGCGACAACAGTAGTAAATACAGTTACACCTGATTTATTTCAATCATTACAATTTTTAACAAGAACAGAAAATCCTTCTTTTGCTGGAACTAAATCAAATATGGTTGTTACTGATGATAATACTTTGAAATTAGAAGCAGATACTTTGTTTGATTCATTGGGGTTGATTGATGAAGTAGGATTAATTGATGCCGCTGGTGGTGTAGATTTATCAGGTACTTATGATTTTGCAAATGTCATTGATACAGGTATTGCGGCGGCTTCTTATAGATTAACTTCTGCATTTGCTTTTACGACTAATTCAACATCAGACTTTATAGATACTCGTTCAGGAAATATTGATGATTATGAATCTATTGATTTGAATACTTATGATGATGTTGAAGTGCAATTGCAAATAGCAACAACCAATGATGATCCTAGTGGTTCACCAACATTTAGTGATTTCCAAAACTTTAGAATTGGTAATTATCATGGTCGTGCTTTTAAATTTAGATTATTAGTAACGTCAGGTGATGTAACGCACCAAGTTTATATCACATCTTTATCCGCAACTTTGGAAGCGTTCCAAAAATTTGATACACAACAATTAACATCAAGTACAAGTTCATTAGGTGTTACTTTCGGTGAAGGATTTTTAGTTACTCCAAAAATTGCTGTAACCGCACAAAATATGGCAAGTGGAGATTTTTATGAAATAACAAGTGTTTCCAGCACAGGTTTTACAATTACTTTCAAGAACAGTAGTGGTACAATTGTCGCTAGAACATTTGACTATATAGCAAGAGGTTTTTAATGGCTCAACACGATTACGATATAGCTAACCAATCAGGTGCAAACTTTAGAGCAGACTTAAATAATGCTTTGGATGCTATTGTATCTAATAACTCAGGTTCATCAGAACCATCTACCACATTTGCTTATGAATGGTGGATTGATACTTCTGCTAATGTATTGAAGCTAAGAAATTCTGCTAACAATGCTTGGATAACCTTGCCTTTATCAATCACAGCAGATAATTCAACATCAGGTGCTTTGACAGTAAATGGTAATTTAAGCACGACAGGAACTTTAGATGTTAATGGTGGAGAAGTTATTTTAGATGCTGATGCTGATACATCCATAACAGCAGATACCGATGACCAAATAGATTTTAGAGTTGGTGCTGTTGATGTAATGACTTTGACAAACAGTCATTTGGTTTTGAAAGGCACAACACCAAAAATTACTATTGGAGATGGTGGTGAAGAAGATACAGCTTTAATATTTGATGGTAACGCACAAGATTTTTACATTGGCTTAGATGATACCGATGATTTTCTTAAAATTGGTACAGGCTCGACTATTGGAACAAATACTTTAGTTACTGTTGAGAATGGTGGTAATGTAGGGATAGGTTGCGATCCTGTTGGAACTTTTCAAATTAAAACACAAACTGATGGTAATGCAGCATTTCAAAACTCAACGTCTGTTACTGGTGGTGTAAAAATAAACTGTTTTAATGATGCGGCAAATGCTAGTGCACCTTTTGAAATAGATGGTTCTAGTTTGCAATTCAATATTGCCTCAACTGAAAAAATGAGGTTGGATTCTTCTGGAAATTTGTTAATTGGAACTACATCAACAGGATTTTCTGACCAAGGAGTTATAATCACAGATGGTCAATATGTAGGCACTATGGATGGTTCTCATTGTATGACTTTAAACAGAAAATCATCTGATGGTCTAATGCTTAGATTTTTCAAAGATGAATCATTAGTTGGAAGCATAAGCACAAATGCTAATTCTTTGCCTTCTGATAAAAACTTTAAAAGAGATATAAGTGATTTAAATTTAGGTTTAAATTTAGTAAGCAAATTAAAACCAAGACAATACAACTACATAGTTGATGATGAAAATTCTCCAAAAATGTATGGCTTAATAGCTCAAGATTTAGAAGAATCTTTAACAGAGGTTGGCATAGAAAAGAACAGCACTTGGTTGTTACAACACAATCCAAAAGATGATGAAAAACAATCAGACTATAGTTTGGATTATACAAAATTAATACCGATTCTTATTAACTCAATCCAAGAACAACAAGAACAGATTGAAGCCTTACAATCTGAAATTAACACACTCAAAGGAGGTGAATAAAATGTCAATAAATTATACTTGGAATTGCAAAACTGTAGATGTAAAAACAATTGATGGTAATGAAGATACTGTATTCAATGTTCATTGGCGATTTACAGGAACTGATGATACTAATAATGATGCTGAAGGCAATCCACAAACTGCTAAATTATATGGTTCAATAGGTTTAGATACTTCTGATTTATCTAGCTTTACTGCTTTTGCAGATTTAACGAATCAGCAAATAACAGGATGGGTAGAATCTGCTATGGGAGAAGAAGTAATTACCAAGATGAAAGTTGGTATTGAAGCTATGATAGCTGAATTAGTAACACCAACACAAGAAACAAAAACAATAGGAGAATAAAATGTCAGATATACAAGTTAGAAACGATAATGGTGAGGTTGAAGAATACAACAAAGAAGATATGACCGATGAACAAAGAAGTTTGTTTAATGATCTTCTGGCCTTGCAACAAAGATGTATTGAGATTGAGCCTATGGCAAGAGAGTTTGCTGACAAAAAACAATTGGTTGATCTTAAATCAAAATCATTATTAGAAAGTCTTAGAGGTATAGGAAATGCCAAGAAAGAAAGCGACAGCGAAACCAAGAACATCGACTAAAAAGCCAACTGTTGAACAAGTATCAAATGCTTTAGACAGGCATGAAAGAGTTTGCGAACAGAAATGGAAAGAAAATTTTCGCAGATTAGATTCTATTGAATCGGATATAAATTTACAAAACACTAGATTATGGCAAGTAGCTGGTATTGTTATCACGCTTCTAACATCTTTGGTTATCAATGCCTTCTTTATGTAGAATGAACCTTGAGCAATATTATGTTGAAATCTCAATATTTTTAGCAAGTGTCTTAGGTGGCCTTGCTCTAAAAGATTATTCTGTATCTTTTATCAAAGGTCTTAAATTTAAACTTAACTCACAATTCAACGAAGGCGATAAGGTCTTATTAGATGGCGAACAAGCCATGATAATTAAAATAGGCATGGGTACTACTGTCTTTGGTGTTTATGGTCGTGATGGCTATACATGGCGTTATATCAGCAATACTAAGATAGAATCCCTTAAATTAGAAAAGATAGTTGATAAGGACTTACACCAAGATTCTGCTTATGAAAAGCGACAAAAACTAAAAAACATATTAGAGGGCAAAGAAGATGATTGATAAATTTTTTAAACCAATAAGCGATCTAATCGGTAAAGCCATACCTGATAAAACTAAGCGTATGGAATTAGAAGCAAGTATCAAATCACAAATGATTGATCTGCAAAAATCACAAAATGAAATAAATCTTGCACAAGCAAAACATGGTTCTATATTTGTCGCTGGTGCAAGACCAGCAATAATGTGGATATGTGCATTGGGATTAGCATGGGCGTATTTTTTAGCACCGATACTTAATTGGGTGGTATGGACATTTACCATTGATATTGTGCCACCTGAGATAGATACTGAAGGTCTTATGACTTTAACATTATCAATGTTGGGTTTAGGTGGTATGCGTAGTTTTGAAAAATTTAAAGGTGTTGCAAGAAACAACATGAAAGAAGAAAATACTAAAGATTCATACAAACCATAATGGAAACAGGTGTTACCAAAGAACTGATTGATGATTTAAAAGAAATGCTTATCAAGAACGAAGGCATGGAATTAAAACCTTATAAATGTACTAGCGATAAAACTACCATTGGTGTTGGTCGTAATCTGACTGACAATGGAGTATCTATTGATGAAGCTGAATTAATGTTAAAGAATGACATGGATGGTGTGTTTAATGATTTGGATAGAAATATACCTTTTTGGGAATCAATGCCTTATAACGTCAGATTAGTTCTTGCAGACATGTGTTTCAATCTAGGTATCAAACGTCTATGTCGTTTTACCAAGATGCTTGAAGCTATGGAAGAAAGAGATTTTGAACTAGCTGGTGAAGAGTTATTGGATTCTACTTATGCAGTACAAGTAAAAGGACGAGCCGATAGAAACTACCGACTCGTTATAGGGGAGAATTGATTGGCTATTTGAAAGTAGACATATTTATAAAAGAAATAACATCTGAAGTTTCTTCATCAATAAATTCTATAGCTTCATCTATACTTCTGATATCTCTGTAAGGTGTGCTGTGTGCAACACCATCTTCATTATAAACAGTCCAATATTTAGCAAAACTATTTGGTTTTTTTATTGTCCAATTTTTATATTGAAGTTCAATTTGTTTGTGCAAATCTACTGAACTTTTTGATTTTACTGTTTTCATAATTTTCTCCTTTTTTTGTAAATTATATTATAAATATACACTTTCTACAGAAATATACAACTATTATTCAATCTTTTTTAGGTAACTCTTTAATACTAAATCTTCTTGAGGTATAGGCTTCTTTTGCTGGTACTAGCTTCTCAGGTTGTGCTTTGTAATTTACAGTCTGCCAAACAACCTTATGCGATTCAGAATAACCTTCTTTGGCATCTTTCATTGACATCATAATGCTTTTCTTAGCTTCTTCGATATTGTCTTTTAGGTTCTTTATTTGTGCTTCCCAAGCCACAATATTATCTATCTGTACTTGGTCTTGCTTTGTTAGTTCTGTCGATTCGCCATTGTCTTGCGGTGTGATATATCCAGCTTCTTTGGTATCAAAAGGATCATACCAATCACAATGAGCAATCCTGTTGTTAAAGTCTATGACAGTAGGTTCAAGCACTTCTTTTTCCCATTGTTCATTACGCTGATAGAAATACATTCTTAGATCAGAACCATTTAAAACACATACTACCGCCCAAGAATATTCAGTTATGGCCATCAAGCCTTTGACCTGAATAACGCCACGATAGGTTGGTAGGCTTTCGCTTAATGGTGCATTGGTAACTTTGATTTCAACGATACCTTTACCATTCAGCTTAATGCCTTCGCCATCTTCAAGTTCAGGACAATAAAAACCTTTCTCTACATCTTTGGTGATAAATAGATTATCAGCAACACCAATACAATCTATTGATCCATTTAGTGTGACCTTGCTATGTCTTACCGCTTCTTCTACTACCAACTGTATATCCAATAAGCCAATCCTTTTAGATGCCAACTCAGCTACAGGTTTTTCCAAGACATTACCTACTTCCATATAATTATTAGTTGGTATTCTAATATCTTCACCTTTCAAGGCTTTATGACAATTCTCCAATACTTGATTCCTAGTTTGATAGGGATTCTGTCCTGTAATCAATGGTTCAAGTAAGCTACAACTGATTTCATAATCAGGTGTTAGTTTACCTATAGCTTCAGGTGTATGATCTATCTTTTGTGTTTTCACAGTTTATTTCTCCTTTTTAAATGTTTTCTAATTCTGTCTAATGTTTCTTCGGTTAATTTACCAGCATAGTTTATTTTTGTTTTGCTTTCTTTTTTATACATTTTTATCAATGCTTCATTAAAAAGTTTTTCGCCCTGTTTTTTCTTCGGTTGTTTGTACTGATATGGATTCTTTTTTTTCATGGTTAGTTATAAATTCTTTCATATCAATCATCCATAATTTTAGAACTGTTGCTTGTTTGCTATGAAATTGATGATTGCCAAAATCCTTCCTAGCTTGTTCATTATGATAATCAATAACTTTCAATATTATACCTATGGCATCTTGATATGGTTGCCTTACCGCAGAACTAAAGGTTCTTTTAACTTTACTCATAATGCTTGAAAACTTGATCTGATATTTCATCAACAGAATCTCTGCATTGTATTGGTTCTTCTTTACCAACCACATAAACACAGGTAATGCCATGTTCTTTAAAGACACATCTAAAATCATCAAAGTCGATGTAAACAGAATCATGCGACATATTAAGTCGCAGTCTTAATTTCTTTTTAGACTTCATTTCCCCAAACATCCCAACCTTCGGTTTTCTCTCTTGCAAATAATTCTATTTTTTTTTCTTTATCGTCATAGGTTTCTGCAATCATATCTCTAAAAAAGTCAGGTTTTTTACTGTGGTAACTTCTAGGCAATTCCCACCAACAAGAATCATGTTTTTTTGTAGCATTTTGTTTCCCCTTGTAAGCAAGGAGAAGGTATTCTGCATTAGTGGTAAAAGTGCCACCAAGTCCTAACCCTCTTGGTTTTTTTGTCCATATAAGAGTTGTGCTGTATTTAAAACCCCAAGCATCAATAACATCAAAAGATTCTTTTAAGTATTTATTTATAGTCCACAAGTACAACTTGCAGTCTTTTTCGCATATATCTTTGACAGGTAAGTTCTTTATGTCTTGTATTGACATTGTTGGATATGGCAAAGGTCTAGTCGCACCATTTGAGTTCCAATCACAACCTCTTTTGACATCCCAAGCTGGATCAGCATAAATAATATTGTATTTTTTATTTGGAAAAGGAATCATCGTTCTAACAAATTCTTAACTTGTGATGGATGCCAAATATCTTTGCCATACCTAGTTTTAATTTCTCTATCCGATAAGGCATCTGCAATACCTTGTAAAGATTTAACACCTGATGCTTGTATTTCTTTGATAATTGGCATGACAGTTTTTTTATAGGCTTGATATTTAGCTGTCCTTGCCTTGCTCATGGCTTCCCATGAATTTTTCATTTTATGATTTTCTTTCATTGTTTTCTATCTCCATAAAAATATCTTCAAACAATGCTGAAGGTATTTGTGATTTTAAATAGCTGTTTTTCAATCCTTGTGTGCCTGTTTGTGAGCCACGTGGTGCTGGTTCATGGTGACAATCTCTATTACCATTGTGGCACATTGGTCTAGTTTCAAAATCAAAGTTTGTCCAAATATCAGTTGGTTTCATTCTGTTATCGCCATAAGA